GTTGTAAGTAACTTGACTCCTACGTATAGATCTCGTAGTATTTTATGAAAGAAGAGATGTTGCATAACCAAGCTCCCCAATTGTGTTTCATCCTCCGAAGGAGGCATCAACTGGACTTGCGGTAAACAGTGTACAGCCATGTGCAAACATGTGTACGGACCGAAGGAATTGCACCTTGTTTCATCTCTAAAATACACGCCCCAAAAAGGCGCGTGTAATATGTAATCAACCAAGAGTGACCAGCACCAGCTGGATTTACACTCAATTGGTTCTACATACCTCCTGCAGCACTCGAAGTGACAACAGGGCGGAGAGCACCAGGCATGGCTTCAATCGCAGCAGAACTGAGTGGGAATTGAGCAGCAAAAGACGCGGGTATCGACCCACGCGCCCTCTCCCGCTCCCTCTCCGAAGCAACCGGAATCGATGGCCCAATCGCCTGGGACGGCCGAAATAATTTCTTCTTGTTGGAACGAGCCAACGCTTTCTGCTTGATCGCAGGATCATGCGTGTTCGCACACTCCTCTGCACCAACATAGCGCGCCATGAACAAGCCGGCATATGAAGGGACAAAGTTGGTGAGTCGCTCAATGTCCATCTGAAACTGGCCATCACCAGGGGTTGTGATGGTTGTACCAACATCATAGGTCTGGTACAATTTCCCACCACCACGCGGAATCCCGACGACGAACTCGCCACCCGCAGAGCTCCAGACATCACCAGTCACCTGGTAACCTGGTGAGTCTTCTGTTTGTTGAATCCAAGGCTGGGGAGCTGCAGCCGAGGTTGGCGTCTCATTCAAAACGACAGTCGGTGTATCGATCTGCACCGTCCCCGCACCCGCACTGGTTGCCGCATTAGTTGCAGCTTTGATCGTGTTGTAGAACTTGTACACACCAGTGGCAAGATCGAGGTAGTACTTGCCGTTCGAATCCAACTTGGGGATGAACTTTGCAGCGCCGCTCACAAGAGCACCAGCGTTGTTGAGCCAGCCCAAAAAATCCGCATTGGCAACCGCCGCAATCGACGTGCCAGATGCAGCCCCAAGTTCCGCGCCAATCAAGACATTCTCCAATTGAGGGGAGAAGAAATGGCAGCGGTAACGCATGCGCAGGCGGCCAAGAACACCGTCTGCCGCCAGTCCAGAAGGAACACTGGCGTACACATAGATTTGCCCTTGATAGGCAAGACGATCGTCCGTAGGACCAGTCGTCACCGGGTTTGTGTAGTACCCGGTGTCAGGCGCGGTGGGTCGGCAGCACAACTGTTGGGGGATCCAAGAATTGGCATCCGAGTTGAATTGATAGCCCGAATACTGCCGCACTCCATCCACAGAAGCTGGAGGAGTGTCATCCATCACATCCGGATCGTAGGCCAAGCCAATGGAACCGGACTGGGCGGAACCAACCGCCGGAACCCAGATGAAATCCAGGATCTCGAACAAGAACTTCTCGTACAGTGCTCCGTACTTCTCGAGTCGGGAACCGCCAAGGTCGGACGGACTCACGTACCAATTGAGCAAACACTGCCCGGACACAACACTGGCCGGCTGAACTACGTAGTCGATGTGATCCTCGCTCTCGCAGACGATACCGTCCCGGAAACGGGGACTCTGCTTTACGCTGAATCCAGTGAAGCTTTTCACACCGGTAACTTGAGGAGCAGTTACCGTGACGTCGTTCCGACGTTGATTGCCGGTCGACCCGCCTGCCTGAGAGCGAGTCGGTCCAGTAGACTTCACGTTGCCAGAAATCTGGCGAAATGCCTTCACGTGAGCGTCCTTGTTCTTGGGCTTCGTGCCCTGTTTGCGATCGCGAGCTGACTGCTGAGCTCGTCGTTGCTTCTCTCCCTTTGGCAGCTGCATTCCAGCAGCGTACTTTATGGCGCTCATGAATTGTGATCTCACGCCACATTGTACTTCAGGGGTAAAAACATTAAAACCCCCTTCATACCGAAGGTGTAGTTGAAGAATTCGTTCTGATGAGACACGACAACGCAACAACTCAACGATCCTCGGAGTGACTTCTATCTTCTTCAGATAGTCATCTATTCGTTCCTCCAAGTCGTCAAAATGCTGTTTCCAAGGCCACAACCCAATGCGAAGACCACACCAGTGAAGTAGAGTATTTTCCTCCAAAGTAAAATCAGCATTCTTCCGCAGCCACTCTACAGAGCTAAGCAACTTGGTCAAGTTGCCGGCAGTCACAACAATATCGCCCCTCCCGGGTACGAAACGTTCTCGCAACGAATTGCTAAGAAAAGTAATCTGCCCCTCCAAAGACGGCTCTTCACGCTCCAACTCAATAGTAACACCCAGCTTGGCACACCAATCCCGGAAACCAGGGCCCGAAAGCCTATCGTCCCAGAACGACACCGCACCGTCGTCCCCATTTTGGAGTAGTTGGAAATACCTATCGGCTTCATTAACAGGACAACCAGTAGTATCCATTACGTAAAGGCCAACCAATCCCCATCCATACAACGAGGTATCATCGCCAGTGAGTTCTTGACCACTCTTCTGGTGTAGAGCACGATGAATGCAACCACAGCAAATTACTTCGCCGCAATACGTACAATTGTAATAAAAATCGATTGCAGGATGAAATACGTCCGGCAATGCCTTCTTTCGCGCATCACGGATCTTCCGCGCAATTGTCAGCAAGAATGTTTGATCACATCCCCCGATATCATAACCCCAGCAACGTGGTTTTGGAGCATGTCGAGCAAGACCTCGAACAGCAGCCACGTAGCCAGGACCTGGAACGGAGATTCCTATTGTCACAGGATGCTGACCCAGCGACGCACGTAAGCGCGCTTCTTGGTCAGTAAATAACATCTTTCCCAAAAGCAGATGTCGAATATTGGACGCCGTAAACACACGGGTTTTATGCGCAGCGACTCGATCAGCCGTTCGCAATTCATCCTTAAGTGTCACTGTAAATGGAAGCCATTTCTCTGCTCCATACAGCATCTCCAAAACATCCTGTTTAATATCTCCACCTGAACACCGCAACGCACATGCTTTATCTTCGCACGTGTAAAAATCAGGGTACCCTGGACTCTTATCAAAAGTAAGCAAAGATACTGCTTCTTCGTAAGGCAGGACTTTACACCCAGACCATAGCGGAACAAGGCGCAGGTCAAAGTACGCTTCTAAAAGTTGTTCATAAACAATTGGGAAGTCACACACTTTAAGCGTTACTTTCATCAGTCCCTTACTGAGTGCCTCTTCAGACATATCAGATGGCAAATAAGCCGTATCAGCAGACAACTGATATGGAACCGGTACATAATGCGACGAGCCAATGGGCCGAAATGGAACTGAACCAATCACCGAAAGAGGTACATAAGGTCTTGGTTTAGCCACCATCGAGTGCTCAAAGAACAGAGCCTCGATGGGACTAGTCAGTTTTTTGGCGTAGCTGCAAGGAACGCCGAGGTGACAGGAATGAACAAATTGTCAACCTTCGGCCGCCCAGCCGAGAAGTGGATGCCCACACACATAGAATTCGTGTTAAGAACAACGCATCCACAATCACCCGGTTGCGAGGAGTAAGTCGCCCTCGCTTGCAGTCCATCTTGACCGGACTCATCCACACTCTGAACAATTCCTGGAGCAGCACTACCGGATTGCGTCAATAAAAGAACTTTTTGACCAACCTCAGGCATACAGAATCGCTTCTTAGGAATACCAGCAGGCAATCCATCAACACGACGGAGTATAACAAGATCATTGTTCTCCTTAAACGTGTGAGTCACCTTAGGTACATCCCAAGTCTTGTCACCAAATCGTAAAATCTTAGCATCAAGCAGAGAGTGCTTGTTGCAGATAACACCACACCACGCTGAAACGACACATGAAACATGCGTGCCGTCCAACCGTTCGAGTGTCCCAAAAGCGGCAGACCACTGTTTGAGATCAAATGTAGGGCTAGTAGCAATCAAGGCCTCCTTTATAGCAGTTTTGGAGGGCTTTGCCGGAACAGGAGGCGCCTTGTTCACAGGAATCACAGGCATCTTCTGAATCGGCTCAACAGCCTCCTTAGGTTCTTTATCAAATAGTACCGCAACAGTCGGTGCACAACTGGCGGCTGGGAACTGAAAGACAGACACAGGTTCGTCAAACGCCACACTCTTGCGGTCGTCTGATACAACTACCATTTCTTTAGCAGGTACCGTATAAATCTCCGGGACCTCACTCTTGAGCATAACAGTGAGAGGAGACTCTTTTTTAGCACGGAAAATAACTTCCTGCCCAGGATCGGGAAACTCGATCGGCCCAGTATTACCAGCCGCACCAAAAACACCCTCCTGTTGATTCGTGAACTCATCATCGGGAACACCTTGAATGTCCCACTCGTCATCAACGTAACGACCATCAATCAAACGAGTGATAACATATTGACCAGGCTCGAGATAATCACGTTTAGTGAGAACATCTTTTGACACATACTCGCCATCAAACATGACGTCAACAACGTCATCAAAATCAGACGGGTCGTAGATCTTCCACCAGGCCATTTTAGCTTTTGATCCTCGCTTTTGACCCTTATGCTTCCC